GTTACAGACGGGGCAAATGCAAATGCAGGACTTCGACGATTTTCCACAAATGGTGCAACCACTCGAGCTGGGTTTCCTTGATTTGAACTGGGCAAACTGAGCTTTATTGAGGTCGCGGACTTTCGTCGGTTGTTTGGGTGCTTGACCCTGTGGTTTCTTCTGAGATTCACTTATAGTTGGAAATTGTTGGACATGCTCAAGTGGCATCTCAGGAATGATGTCAATGACCGCGTGTGCCATGGGGCCATTAGACGGTGAAGGGGCTTTCTTTACTGTAAAAGAGGAATCAGCATAAGAAGCCAAAAGCTCACTCGAAAGATTGCGTGCGAGTGGCTTGGGGACCGATCCATCATTATCTGGCATAATGACGAATTCGGCATCATCGTTGGAAACTTTTAATTCATTTGGGAGTGTGTTTTGGAACGGAGCAAGACTAATACTTTTACCCACACGACCGTCTCTGTCGGTGGGAGGATGTCGTTTTCCGGATGCATCCTGTGTATGGGAACCGTTATTATCAATAGAAACTTCCATGATGTTATTTGTAATCCAATAACGAGATCGGCTGCCGCCTTATAATGTTGCAGGCCCGGACAGACATGCTGCAACAAGTTCAAATCCTCGATCTATCAGAACCTGTCCCAATAGGTTGTGATATCCTTGACGCCATTACACCCTTGGCGAGGTGAAATGCTGTTACCGTTACAGTACCAATTAAGCGTGTGCGTCAAGGCTCCGTCGGAGCGTTTGCTACACCTACTAATGTAGCTAGTTCTTTACCACGACTAACTCGTGCAGAGGACACGAGAATCCCGTCTGGATGGCAAGAAGCCAGAGCAATCCATTAAAATATGCGTCGGGGGCGCAAACCCGTAAGTGGCGGGTGGATAATATGGGACATATGAAAAGCATCCACAAATGCTCAAAGTCGGAAAGGTCCGACTTCCTCCGTACGGTGCAACGCACCGCGTCAGGGAATAGCAGTCACAATCGCTCTAATCGTGTGACCCATCTGAAAACCAGAGACCATGCTCACATATAGCAAAGCATGGCGCAGGGCCTAAGCCCTGAAAACTTG